ATAAAAAAATCCATCATAGGTTTTTTAGCCAACGCTTGTTGTAAGCTATCACTATCAACTTCACCACCTTCTTGATACTCTTCACCCAATGAAGCCATGAAATTACCAAAGCCTGCATCCCAAGAAGAATTACCTTGAGTGAGTCCTGTTGATTGATTTGATTCCGTAGGGATATTAATAGGTAAATCTTCTAAACCTATAAGTTGCTTTGAAAGAAAATTTTGCAACGAAAAAGGTAGTGGTTTTTCAGCTATACCCATTGGTACAGAAGCAACTCCAAACCCAGTTGTTAATTCAGGCATGGGCTTACTTTCAAGATTTAATAACTTCAATCTGTCCTTTATGCCCTTAAGACCACCAACTTTATCTCCTGCAAATTTAACAACACCACTAGCACCTTTCCCTAAAGCCCTGTTAAGAGCATCAGTTCCTTGAAGCTTTTCATATTCAGAAAGAGTTTCAAAATCTGATTGCAAATAACCAGTTGGGGAGTCATCTGTTGTAACCCTAGGCACACTTCTTTTTAATGCATCAGACGTAAGACTGCCAACAACATCTCCAATAACAGGAGGTAAAACTGTTTTAGAGGTACCTTGTATTATCATATCTGCAATTCCAAGTAAACCAACTTTGTTCTTAACTTTTTTAAATTGCTCGTCAAACTCCTCTTGAGCTGTTTTAACATCTCTTCTTTGACCTATTTTGTGTAACATTCTTTTTGTTGACAGCGGTCTTGAGCGTCCAAAAAACCCACCCTCTTGGTATTGTTTCATAGTTTTGTATTTCATTTTTTTACCCATTTAAATTAGCTTGGTATATTAGAACCTAAAATCATTAACCAGTTATCATAAGATGTACAAAGGAAAACAGCAACATCGTTTTCATCATCTAATGAGAAACTACTTCCCCCAACTGTAAATATTCCACCCTCATCATCTCTTATAACAATAGTTCTTGAACCACTAACGGCTTGCAATAAAAGAATCTGTCCTGTTTTTCCGCCTTTTATTATATCTAAATTATCAGAAGATGCGGAGCTTAACGTGTCAACCTTGTGAAAAGAATGAGTTGGGGTTATAGTACCACTCGAATCTAAAGTTAAATCAGCCCCAATAGGTAAAGTAAGAGGGCTAGCTATAACTGAAGATATTAAATCTCCGTTTACAATTAAATTTTTATCCACATATTCGTTACCATCAGACGACATATTTGTTTTATACAATCTACCATCTTTCTTAATAGATAAGGCTGGTTGTCTATTAGAACCTTTTGTAATTGATATCTGACCATCTGACATACCACTTATTGACATATCAGTTGTTGAATATATATTTGGTTGTTTAGAATTTAAGGCTATTCTTGTTTCTCTTTTCATTAAGATACGCTACCTTGTCTTATTGTTCTATAATCTATAGTTATATCATTTATTTCAAATGTACCTGAACTAGGAAGGTTAAGTCTTAATTGTAAACTTTGACATTCTATAGGGCTAGCTGGTTTAAAAACAGCTACATCCCAATCACTAGCAGTTGGAAGGGTGTCATTATCTCCAGCTCCTGTGGTGATTGTACCGTCTCCAGTGGTTACATCTGTAAAGCTTTGAGTTCCATTTATAGCATACTCCAAAGGATTTGCCTGAGTTGCATTAGATTTATATGTTAATATTATTTTGTATATTTTCTTTCTTAAACCAACTTGACCAAAGTCTATATCTCTAGTTACTAAAACTTGATTTGATTGAGCTATCTGATAGGCTAAATACTTAACAATTTGAGTTGTTGTTGCACTGAGTTCTCTACCCACTATTAAGTTATTATTCCAATCGGTTACAAAATTTGTGTAATAATTGTGGTCTGAAAACATATTAGTATTAAAAACCCAACCATTAGAATCAAAATCATATATAAAGCAATAATTGCTATTATTTGTTGTGTCTTTTGGAGACCTCATTATAACCAACTGATTGCTAATAGCATCATAACCAACCATTGAATCTTTAACGTGGGCTGTACCTGAAGAAAAACTTTGCCAGTTTAAAACATTAGCATTTGTAGAGTCATTAACTGATATCTTATTTGTTATTAAATTCTTAACAGAGTTTCCATCATATAAAAAACAACCAGCTTCATTTGCCCAAGCAACTCCAAACTCTGTTCTCGCAACACTATGTTGAAAGCTTACTCCTACTTTTTGCACAGTATCTTCTAAGAACCAACCACTTGGAGAAGGATTGGATATATTTATTATATGAACTAGGTTATGTTTATAAGCTAGTAATCTGTCTGCAAAAGATTCTAATGCTGTATACTCTCCAAAATCACCCTTAGAAACATCTATAAAATTAAATGGTAAAATAGTATCAAATTTATTTATTTCTGAGTACATTATTCTATCGCCATACTTTCTTTTAGAGCCATCTAGTTCTTTTAATATAACGTTAGCTATAAAGTTTCTTCTTCCTACTATTGCAGAAGCTTGGTATGTTTCTTTTACCTTACCAAGAGAGTTAAACTTATACTCATGCGAATAGCCGTTTAACGTTCTAAATGTGTCCAAATTAGGGCGAACAGCTTTTAAGCCTACTGAACTACTAGCCGCAGAATAATAACCTCCATTTTGCGTATTAGCCGCAGTGCTAGATGCTCTATAAACCCAAGCAGTATACTCATCTTCTAAAGACATTCTAGCACCTCTATTAATATCTATATCTGCAAAAAGAGTGAGCTCGTCTTCACTGTCTTTTTCTCTTATATATATTCTACCGCCAGATATTCTACCTGTATAAAATCTATCTGAGTATATAGTGCACTCTAGTGATTTTAAATCGGTGGTAACATTTATAGTATTGTTAAATTTAGACGGAAGGCTTTCTTGTAAATTATCATATATAAACGTTTGATAAAACTCATATTCTTTTGTATCCCACTGACCCTCATCAGCATGAGAACTTACTCCTATATTCCATCCTAGACCTCTTTTATATATAGCTCCACTATTATCAGCTACGGTATTGTCTCCAACTTTAGCACCACCATATTGCCTATATACACGGACTTCCTGAACAGTTCCTGAGCTTCCTTCAGACGGTCTTCTTATCATAAAGCATTCTGGTTGCTCATTTGATGTGCTAAGAATAGAATAAACCTGACCAACTTCAAATGCACTATTTGCGGCTGGTAATTCTGTACTTGCATATTCAAAAGAAATAAAATCTTCAGTAGCAGTTAAAGCTTCCGCTGTCTGTGCGTCATTACCATTTCCATCTTCAACTATGTCATTTAATACACTGTAGTGAGTATCTGTTGCAACAGTATGCTCTGTCCCCCCAGATGTTATATTGGCTATGCTTTGTGTGGGGGGAATTAAAGATACTGGATGTTCATGCCATCCATTAAACGCTAGACCTTTTGTATTATTAAATTGACTTCTTTGTATGTAGCCATACCATTTTGTTATTGAATTGTTTTCAATATTAGAATCTGTAACTCTTAAAACTTCATCAGAAAAATTAAATACAAATTCTGAAGTTTCTACATGCTCACTTGCTGGGTTTACTAAAACTGGGTTTATTTCAGATGCAATCCACCCATCATCTGTAGAGGTGGGGTCTGATACAGAGTTAAAAGACCATATATCAACAACATTGTTTTCTGAGTCACCTAGAGCACATAATCTATCTCCAGTAGATTTTCTTCCCTTTATTATTATATTGGAAGCCGCACCTGCAGAAGAAGATGTAAATGTTAAATTTGCACTAGGATTAGTTCCTCCCCCTCCTATTCCTGTTACATTTGCAGACAGACCAACAATAGTAACGTCTATTCCAAAAGTTCCGCTTGAATTAGCTGAGGTGATTGTAGTTCCAGCGGCAAGACCACCAGCACTAGAAGCAATGGTTTGACCAACTCTTACGTCAGCACTGCTATTTATGTCTATATGGTTGTCTCCATTGGAAAAAGATGCTGATGTAGCTACTACAAAAGATACCTCATCTGTTATAGTCCTACCGGCAACCATCATGTAATGGTCAGAGTCTTTTTGAGTAAACCCTATAACCGTGTATACTCCATCATTAAAATGACTTCCAGAAACGTTTATTGAGTCACCTATTGTTAATCCAGCTACATTAGTCCAGTAATCAGCATCGCCTTCATATTTAATATATTGGGTTGATGGTATTATTGCTAAAGCCATTATAAACTACTAGACGCTCCCTGTGTTTCAAGACCACTCGATTTAGTTGCAGTTCCTGACACATCACTATTTTGAGGATTTACAAACCATATATTTCCACTAGATGTACCCACTGTAAATGTTTGAGACGAGTTATCGTTAAATTCATTTTTTCTACTGTGGTCAGATTCAAAGTAAAATAAATTAAAGCCACCACCCTTATTAGTTCTTCCGGTTGATGTTCCCGGATTACTGTCAGACCTATTGTCTAAACTAGAATTTACTACTGATATATACTTTGGCAAATTACTTCCGCCAGATGAAGGGCTAGCCCTGTGTTCGGCTAAAGTGCCAGCACTTTTTATTTTTCCTAAAGCATCTATTGACATGTTATCAATTCTACTAGCCTCATTTTCAGATATATCTCTAGGGTCTCTTACTGTGTTAACTCCACCAGCGAAACTTCTTATTGTATATTGCTGTCTAGGCATTAGTCTAGTATCTCCACATGAACTAAGTCATCAAACTTATTATCATTTATATCTCCGTCGCTATCCCAGTCTCCTCCCCATCTAATTTTAACACCCATTGATTTTCCAAGACCTCTTAACATTCCACCCATGTAGTGAAACATTTCTCTGTCATTCCAGTCTATTGGATAGGGAGCTAGGTCTACAGCCTTGCCTTCCATATGCTTAGAGTACTTTACTTTCGTTGCTCCCTTAGCCAACAGCTCTTTCTGTCTTTTTTCGCTTCGCAATCCTTCTATTATAGTAACATCCATTATTTTTATAAGTTCATTTAAAACATTGACCAACCTAGAGTCAACTCCTTTTAATCTTTCTTTACTTCTTTTACCAAACTTGTACATAATATTACTTTTTTTTCCTTGCTGTTGTTTTTCTCTTAACTGTTTTTTTCTTACCGCCCCTAAATAAATCTGAATCTGCTTTCCTAGCACCACCCTTACCAGTTGCAAAACTTCTTACACGACCTGCCGCCCACTGATGAGCACTAACTCCGGGTCTAGAACCACTAGAGTAATACGCACCCAGACCTCTGGAGTAAACTTTTGAAAGCTTTGACTTAGACATACCAGAACTCTTAGCATACTTAGAAATAACTGCGGCTTTACCTCCGCCTACTTTTGGCTTTGCTTTTCTTTTTACTGCTTTTTTTCTTGCCACTTTTACTCCTTTGCTTTGATATTTTATCCATCATAGCTGGTGTCAACCTACCAGACTTATACAGTCTTCTTGTTTTAAGTATCTCAGATTCTGTTTTCTTTTTATTTTTAGAGCCCTTAACATACTTCTTAGGAACTCCTTTTTTTGTCTTTGGTACTTTTTTAACTCTTCTAGCCATTACTTCTTTTTAGGTTTTGCGTGTTTCATTTGAACTGCAAAATCTGCGGTAAGACTGGCTCCTCTATGAGCCTTAAACTTACCAGTATGCTTCATTAATTTAACTCCCCTACCTGACTTCATCCAGTGATACCCGGCAGGTGCCTTTACTTTCTTCTTCATTACCATTTTACCTTGTTAGCCCAGTAAGCCGCTGACATTTTACCCTTAGCTATGTTCTTACCGTGCCTTGCTTTAAAAGATTTTCGCCTTGCTTTTTGTCTAGCTGATTCACCTTTTTTAGGTTTTCCAGCCGTCTTAACGCCCTGTTGACCAAATCTAATAGTTTTTATTTTACTACCTTCTTTAGCTACGACTATGTGAGATTTTTTAGGATGGCTTGGTGTTCTTTTTGGTTTATTAAAGCCACTAACCCCAGCTCTAGAAAGTCTAGAATCTTTTTTACTACCGCTTTTTTTCTTGACAGCCACTATAATCCAAGTCTTTTTAAAAGAACACCTTTGATTATTTTCCAAAGAGCTTCAAGTATAGCCTTTTCTGTTTTTTCACTTATGATAGGAATATCAACAGCTTTATTAATTTCATCAATAATCTCATCTTTAGTTTTGTCAGATAGTAACTCATCTGCTACCATTTTCATTAACATTATATTAACCTCATTATTATATTTACAATTATTGGAAAACTAACAACCGCTACCGTACCCATTACTTGCATTTTTGCAAGGGCAGTTTCATGGTCTGCTACTTTTCCATTTAGCTTTTCTAAATGTTTTTCGACTCTTACTAATGTATTAAATATAGTTCTTTGACGCTCATCAAACTTAACCATCATTGCATATAAATCTTCACGCTCCATACTAATGCTTTCCATTCACTCTAGATAAAGAGCCTTCTATTCTTGAAACTTGATTATCTAAGTCGTTTATTTCTTTTGTCATAGCGTCAAATTTTCTATCTAATTTATCATCACTAGCGTTCCACCTACTTATAAGTTTTATAATCATTCCTTCCATATTTTCTAAAGTTTCACTTTGACCTTTGTTTTCTACTTTTAAATTCTCTAGTGTTTCCTGTTGTTGTGCTGACTTATTAGAAAGTGAGACTACTAAATAAACAAACATAGCTCCGACTACGCCTATCATCCCAGCTTCCCCATATACAGCCATAAAATCCATTATTTTTTCTTCCTTTTCTTACCCCAGCTTAATGGGTTTATATTAAATTCTTTTTCATAAAAGGCTACTTTTTCTGCCAACTCTGCTCTCTCAACCCTTTCTTCCACGATGTGTTTATCAAGTAAACTCCCAATCTGTTCATTAGCCTCAAGCATTTTGCTTTCAAGAGTTGCAATTCGTGTCTCAACCTTCCAGTATCCATATACTAATGCACCAATTGCAACAATAACATTTGCAAGAAATTTGATATTAAGGGATATAATAGCATTGTCATCAACAATAGCACCTCTATAGCTTCTAGCAGTTCTTGGCTTTTCACTCATTTAATCCTTACTTCTTCCCACTCGTTATGTAATAAGCAATAGTTCTCCCCATTGTAAATATTTGCATACCAATGTTTTGTACTATCTTGTGCCATAATTTCAATAAAAACTGTATTTTTAGTTGTGTCTACTGAAGTTAATTCAAAATTACCTACAGACCACCCAGAACTACAGTTAGTGTTTACAAATATAATGAACAGGGATACCATAGCTGGTGCTAACTTCTTCATATACAACAATAAAATCTCCATTTTTTAATACTTTTATTTCTTGAACCATTTTAATTCCTTTATTTTTATAAAAATCCATTTTTTAAATTTTATAAAATTATTAGACTTTTTATATCTTTTAATTCTCTCAGTTCTTCTTACCCTCTGTAAGCTATGCATACCGCTGTAGAATCTGTGTGATTAACTATACCGCTAAAATTTCCATAAAGTATTTCACCGGGTATTAAGCTAAAAAAAGAACTAATCCCATCCCCGATATTAGATGTTACTTTTAACTTTAAAAACTCTGTAGTGCCACTAGAATCTTTACCTAAGGCTTGTATAGCAATCCAAGAACCTGTATCTGGAGCAACCACAGTTGTGTCGTGTTCTCCAACAACATCAAATCCATTTTGACCTATTAATAAGTTACTAGCTTCCCTTTCTGTGTATTTATATAATGACATAATTAAACCTTTAAATGTTTAGATACTTCATTGTCTCCTGCCATCATGGGAACTATTCTTGATAGTAACTCTGACTTTGTTTCAGAACTAGAGTAACTTATATCTCTTTTATCATAAAAATCTTTTATCTCTGTTTTTGTATTACTATCTGTAGGGTAATCTGATTGAGTAGTAGCAACACCATTAATTATATGATGACCACCTACAATTAATCTACCATGTCCATCACCATGTTTTTTAGCACATTCAGCAACATAAAATTCTTCAGCTACTTTAAAGCTATTACTTTTCTTCTCTATACTACCGTCTACATCTACAAAATAATTATAAGCCGAAGGGTAGGTCAAAGTCTCAGTAGAACCATCTGAATAAGTTTTTGTGCGCTGTGCATTCGGAGTTGTATTCCTATGAATCCTAACTCGATGACCTTGACTACACCTTCTTACAATCATGCTTTTACTTCAGCCTCAACTGTTTCAACTTCAGACTCTAAAGATAAACGAAGTATATGTACTTGACCTTGCTTCCATCTTTCTAATCTATTTATTTGTACTTGATAATTATTTACATCCTCAAGTATTAGTTTTTGATAATCAGTCATGTCTTCGATTGCATATTCTTTATCATCGAGATTCAAGACTGGCTTCGGTTCGATGTCCTTCTTAGCCATTATTGACTCCTTATGTTAGTTAATTATTTTTCTAGTTCTTCTATTCTTGCTGTTAGTTCTTGCACTGCTTTAATCAAGGGAAATATAAGATTTCCATAGGTTAAAGTCTTAATACCGCTATCTTGGGTAGGTGCATAAGTCTCTGTATTTCCAACACCATGTTTTGCAAGTGCCGCCTCAACTTCTTGTGCAATAAATCCGACCTGCGTTTCTGTCGGGTCACTTGGTCTTTCATGTATTAGGTTGCCATCTTCATCTTTTGCATCCCACTTGCTATGTCGTATTTCATCTGGAAAGTCTACTGGATTTTTATACAGGTATGTTTTCAACTGTAATTCTTTAATAAAATCAACACCTTTTAAATCATAATCAGCTACATCTTTTTTAGTTCTCTCATCAGATGAGTATGCTGTTATGCTTGTTACCTGTGCCTTAATAGCTGAGATACTTGTATTTCCTAGTGCTATTTCATTATCACCAGTACCATCTGCATTGTAACCTATTACAGTTGAGTTAGCTGTACCATTACCGCTTCCATTAGTGTAAGCACCTAAAAAAGTGTTCTGGCTACCAGTTGTTAAATTATTAGTTCCATCATGCCCAGAGTTACTTCCTATACAGGTGTTGTGAAGTCCTGTACTAATATCATTACCCGCAGTTGCACCCATTGCTGTATTATGACCATCTCCACCAGAAGAAGGTTCAAAGTTTTCTAATGCTAATCTTCCAACGGCAGTATTAAAACTTCCATCAACATTGTCTAACATTGCTCCTTTTCCGATTGCGACGTTATAATCTCCCGTCGTAGTCGCATTGCCAGCATAATCTCCAATAAATACATTTTGTATGCCACCACTAGCAATTGAAGCACCACTTAAAAATCCAAAAACTGTATTGTCAGTGCCACTATCATTATTAGATAGTGAAATTTTGGAGTTAGCATCAATTTTCATATTCGTTACTAAAGTAGATACACTTGCGTGAGACGCTCCTGTGTAAAAATAATGATTTCCATCGTTTTGCTCATATAATGTTTGTGCGTCTTCTACTATAGTATCCCAAGTACCATCAGTATGTCTAAAAACATTCTGACCGATATACAAAGATTTACCTGTTCCAGAAGCCGTTTGTGCAAATATAGTAGCTGTAGAACCAACTTGTAATAGAGAATTATCTGCGTGCATTGCTACAGGAGTCGCTCCAATTCCTACATTACCAGCAGAGTCAATAGTCATTCTTGTCGTTGCGGCAGTTTGAAAAACTAAAGCATCAGCAACAGCACCTAATCTTGCATTATACCAGTTGGTGCTACTATTATCCATAAATGATATATATGTTCCAGAATCCGTACTTTCTGCTGTTAGAGCAACATCTTCACTTCCTTTTATATGAACCTTTGCACCGTCTGAAGAAGTTTGACCAATAGCGACTTGACCATCAGCTTGAATTCTCATTCTTTCAGTATCGTTAGTATGAATTGCTAAATAATTAGAAGTGTGATTATAACTAATTCTACCTATGTTTGTATCGTCAGCATCACCTAAATAAAATTCAGCAGTATCGTTTGTTGCTGAAATCATTTGCAACCTCGCACCAGTACCAGATGCACTTGCTTCTATTTTAACTGTGCAATTTGAGCTATCATCTTGGACATGAAGTTGAGAATCAACATTTGCACCAGTCCCGATACCAACTTTACCAGCTGAAGTGATTATCATAGATGGGTCAGAATTAATTCCACTGCCACCAGCATTTACTTTAAATTCCAAGCTACCGGGCATTTGATTGTTAGCGGCTGTTCCATTAATCACGGCTGAAATCATTGCCATTTCTAAATATTGGTCTCCGTCATAGCCATGCCAAGTAATGTTTCCAATTAAATCGTCATCATCAACTAAATT